TTTTAATATTTTATTAATAGGATTAAAAATTTAAAAAATTGTGTACTACAAGATACAAAATGGGAGTCCACCAGATGAGGAGTAAAACATGACAAAGAAAAAAGGAAAGAAAAAAGGTTTATACGCAAACATTCATGCTAAAAGAAAGAGAATTAAGGCAGGTAGTGGTGAAAAAATGAGGAAAAAAGGAGCTAAAGGTGCTCCTACGAAGAAAGACTTTAAAGAGTCTAAGAAAACAGCAAAGAAAAAATAAACTAATGGCACGAAAAAAGGATAAACAACCACCCAAAACAAAAAAGTATTATCGTTCTACCAAGTCTGGTGCTGGAATGACAAAAGCAGGGGTGGCTCGATACAGAAGAGAAAATCCTGGTAGTAAGTTAAAAACAGCAGTTACGGGTAAGGTTAAAAAAGGTAGTAAGGCTTCAAAAAGAAGAAAGTCCTATTGTGCAAGATCATTAGGACAGTTGAAAAGAAGTTCAGCTAAAACAAGGAACAATCCAAATTCAAGAATAAGACAAGCAAGGAGAAGATGGAAATGTTAGGGTTATCATCAATTATTGGACCAGTAAGTTCGCTTGCTGGAACTTGGTTACAAGGTAGAGTCGATAAAGCAAAAGCCGAGACAGACGTTAAAGTAGCAAGAGCCAAAGCTGAAGCTAAAGTTTACGAGACTGAAGCGACAAGTTCTATGTTAATGGAACAAAACCTTACAAGTCAAATGGCAGGAAGTTGGAAAGATGAGTTCTGGACAATTATTTTTGGAGGAATTCTTCTTGGTTGTTTTTTGCCTTGGACACAAGAATATGTAAAAGAAGGTTTTATTTTTCTTGATGAACATTGCCCTAGTTGGTTTCAAAATTGTTTATATATTTCAATTGGAGCAAGTTTTGGATATAGGTTTGGTAAACAAGGGTTACAAATTATGAATCAAAGGACTAAAAAATGAACATAAAACAATTAAGAGAAGAAATAGCTGTAGACGAAGGTATAAAACTTGAGGTCTATAATGATCATTTAGGTTTAAAAACTTGTGGAATTGGACATTTAGTTTTAGACCAAGATGAAGAATTTGACCTACCAATAGGTACACCAATTTCTGAAGAACGTTGTAATGAACTATTTGATAAAGATATTCAAACTACCATTAACGACTGTAAGAAAGTTTACGATGACTGGTATAACCTTCCTGAAGAGATACAAAAGATTATAGCCAACATGATGTTCAATCTTGGATATCCTCGTTATTGTAAATTTAAGAAGAAAATACAAGCTATAAAAGATGGGGATTGGTTCGAAGCATCAATACAAATGACCGACTCAAGATGGTATTCTCAAGTTCCAAATAGAGCTAAACGACTTGTTGAACGAATGCGTTCTTTTGAATAGGTTCTATTTTTAACTCATAACCCATTTGGTTTAAAGCTCTATTAAAGTTCCCCAATGTAGGTTGACGGGTGTTTGCTTCCCATGTGTGGATAGCAATTACACTTACACCACTGTCCTTTGATATATCTCTTTGACTAAAACCTTTAGTTCTTCTTAGTGTTTTAAATTCTTTTACTAAATCAGCCATTTTTTCCAGCCTTCTCCTAACACTTGTGTTGCTATGTTAATTTTGTCACGAAGAGCTTTTACAATTTTTTCATCGACCGTTTTTTCAGTAACTAGATCTATATAGGTTACATTATTTTTTTGACCAATTCTGTGTGCTCGATCCTCTGATTGTATTCTTACCTCAAGATCATAACTATTACTATAATAAATTATTGTTTTTGCAACAGTTAAAGTTAGTCCAAAACCACCTGTTTTAGGGTGTCCAATAAAATATTTACAGTTGTTATTATTTTGAAAAGTATGAATTATTTGTTGTCTTTTTTCGCTTTCAGTGTCTCCATAATAAGAAACAACACTTTTTTCTCCATAAAGTTGTTTTAATTTATTTTCAATAATTTTTATATCATGTCTATAAGTTGCCCAAATAATAACTTTACCGCTTGTTTCTTCTAAAATAGAGAGAAGCTCTTCTAATCTTGTATTCTTTATAGGTATAGTTTCTCCATCGTCTGTGTTTACAAAACCACAACTTATTTGATGTAGTCGCAGTATTTGTGTTAATGCAGTTGTTGCTGTGACTTGATCCGTATCACTTAACACTATAACAGCATTTCTTTTCATGTCTGCATAAACTGCTTTTTGTTCAGGAGTTAATTGAAGTGTTCTTTTTATATATATTTTTTCAGGAAGATCAAGACAGTCCTCTTTCATTACTCTATAAGAAAAAGGTTTTATTGCTTCTGTAAGCTCATCTAAATTTCTAAAACCTAAAATTTGATTATATCTATGTGTACCTGCATCTCTTTTTATCATATCAGCATAACGAGTACAAAAAGTATAATAAGAACGAAAGCCTAATAACTCCTCACTTAAAAAAGCAAATTGTGAATAAAGATCTAAAGGTGATTTAGTTATAGGAGAACCTGTTAAGATTCGCTTGTACTTTGCTTTTTCTGCTAATTTTATGGCAGCTTTTGTTCTTTTAGCTTTAGGGTTCTTTATAGTTGTAGACTCATCTACAGCTACAAGTGTTTTACCGAAATGATTATCAATAAAACCTTTAATAACTTTTATGGCTTTATCACCAGATAAAGCTTCTATATTTATAACAAGTATGTGAAGATCAAAATCATCATACCAAATTTCTTTTAATTGTTTTCTTAATCTCTGAGTTACAGGTGAAGTCCAATATACAAGTTTATGCGTTATATGTTCAGGCATATGCGTTGGTATCTCTTGTTCTACCCAATTTTTATAAACACCTTTTGGTGCAAAAATTACAGCTGAAGTAATTTTACCTGAACTATACAATGCGGCTATTGTATCAATTAATACTTTAGATTTACCAGTACCCATATCCATAAGTAAGGCAAACTCTTCCTTTTCCCAAGATTTCTCTAAAGCAATACGTTGGTGTTCGTAAGGCACAGTTTTGTATTTAAAACGCATAAAATAATACTACTTTCTAATTTAAAACTATACTATTATAAATATTTAAGAAAGGAGAAAGTTATGTACCCTAATAGTATTTATTGTATAATATATATTTTATGGGTGTAAATTTTTTCCTCGACCATTTAGGATATGATATATGTTTTATAAATCTCATACCTTGTTTTTATAATAAAAATAAAGAGTTAGCTATAAAAATATGAGATTATGAGATTATGATAAGGTTTTTTAAAAAAATAAAAATAAAATATATGTACAGAGATATAGTAACAAAAGTTTTTTATATTATTTCTATTAACTATAGTATAGGATTTTAAATGCCCCATGTTTACATAACACAGGATTTTGGTGATAAGAATTTAATACCTGCAAGAAAGTATGGAACTATTAGAGTTTTATTACCACCAACACGACAGATTGTTTTTAGTTCTGCACCAAGTGTTCGAAGATTACGTGAGGGCTTAAAGAATTTTTCTGATGAGGATTATTTATTACTTATCGGAGATCCTGCAGCGATAGGTATTGCTACCAGTATTGCTTCAGAAATTAACAGAGGTCGATTTAAACTTTTGAAGTGGGATAGGCAAGAAGCCGACTATTTTGAAATTTCAGTTGATCTAAGAAACTTTGGAGAAAGTGAGAACTATGATTAATCTCGACGCTATCCTCGGGAGCGAGGAATTAAATACTTTAAAAGTCGAAGCAACCGATGGTGATATAAGTCGTATTGCAGGTTTAGCTAATAAACAAGTTGAACTGGAGCGTAAGGTTGAAGACCTTAATAAACAACTTGCTGACGCTCAAAAAGAACTTAGCCTAATTCAGGAACACGATCTTCCTGATGCTATGGCAGAAGCTGGGATAACTGAGTTAAAATTAAACAATGGTAGTCGTGTAGCAATACAGTCTATTGTTGGTGCTCATATATCAAAAGCTAATGCTGAGCAAGCCCATAAATGGTTAGACGATAATGGTCATGGAGGGCTTATAAAACGAGAACTACTTTTTAAATTCAACCGTGAAGATACTGCCTATGAAGGAATGATGGAGGAGTATAGAAGAATGGGTTGGAGTAATTTTTCTTTAAAAGAGTATGTTCATCCATCTACTTTAAAAGCCTTTGTAAAAGAACAGGTTGGAGAAGGTTCAGATATACCTACTACAGCATTTGGTATTTACACAGGATTTAAATCTAAAATCACAAAATAGTCATATAAAGGAGAAAGAAATGGCAAAAGAAGTAATGGAAGTCGAAAAGACTTCTAATGTTCCAGTCGTCCTTGACGATAGCTTATTAGATCAAGGTACAGGTCTTGAAGACACAACATCTCAAGATTATGCAATACCTTTTCTACAAATACTTCAAGCTGGAAGTCCTCAATTAAATAAGAACGAGGGTAAATATGTTGAAGGTGCTAATCAGTCTGATATACTTAATACAGTTGATAATACTGTATCAGAAGAAATAATTGTTGTTCCTTGTTACTACCAAAAAAAGTATATAGAGTGGGCACCAAGAGAAACTAAAGGTGGTCTTGTAAACACTCATTTAGAACGAGATATTTTAGCTGAGTGTACACGAAATGAGAAAAACCAGTATGTGTTAAAGAACGGAAACTACATAGCAGAAACGGCTCATTTTTATGTGTTAGTAACTGATAGTTCTGAACAGGAATGGTCTCAAGCGGTGATAGCAATGAGTTCTACACAGTTGTCTAAAGCTAGAAAGTGGCTTAGTCAAATGCGACAACGTAAAATAAAAACAACTAAAGGTGCAATGGTAAACGCTCCAACTTTTCTGTTTAAATATAAACTTAAAACTGTAGCTGAACGAAACGATCTTGGTAATTGGTATGGTTGGGTTATTGGTTTAGAAGGTCAAGTCACTAACACGGCTCTTGCTAATGAAGGTGCTTCGTTTTTAAAGGCGATAAAAGCAGGTGAAGTACAGGCTAAAGAGCCGACAGAAGAAGATAGTCAAGACGCAGCACCCTTTTAAATAAAGACTATAGAATAAGGCAATTTTTAGGTTTTTGCGAAAAAAACGAGTCCGTATAAAGCCCACCAGTGGGGTGAAACCACCTTCCAGTAGGGTTTAGTACCCCCTAAAATTGCCTTATTTAACTTAGAAGGGAGAATTATGAAAGATACAGAAATAAAAGAATTTGCTGAATTATTTG